GTTACATACTGGAGTCGATTGAGGCTTATGCCTCCGCGTGGGGAAGCTACCCCGAGGTAATAGTCATCGACAACCTCAAGAACATCGCCATAGATGGATCTGAGGGGGAGTTCCAAGCACTAGAGGTTGCTTGCGGATTCCTACACGACTTGGCACGTGACACAAACGCCGCAGTGATCGCACTGCACCACGTGACTGGGGAGAATGAAGATGGTCGAAAGCCCATCCCACTGTCCGGTCTACGTGGAAAGGTGAGCAAGACCCCTGAGGTCGTGTTGACCCTTCACAGACGTGAAACCTCCATGTTCATGTCTCCAGTCAAAAACCGCAATGGCGTCGCTGACGCCAGCGGCCAGTGGCTCCTGCCAGTCCAAGTGGATCTGAGCCGCATGATCTTCACGGGATAGGAACCCATGACCTACATTCAGGAGCCGCTCCCCGGCCTCTCGATTACCGAGTTGCAGTTCTCAACCGGTCAGACGCTCACCGAGCGTATGGTCGCGGACGGCGCTCTCCCCCTCCCGGCAGGGTTCACCTACCGGCTGGACATCAAGCACCCGACGCTGACTGACGGCAGGCCTGTAAAGGCCGCGGAGGTCACCGCCCGGATCGGCCACTTCATCGGTGATGAGTGGGTTGAGGTGGCAAGGTTCACGGAAGTGACACGCGCCCACCTCCACGGGGCGACTATCGCCGCCGCCCGACACGCCTATGAGGTGTGGGATGCCTAGGAACCTGCTCAAGTTCACGGATGAAGATGGCGATCCCATCTACATGCCGAACGACATCATTGGGATCTTCACCAAGGCTGACAAGACGCAGGTCAACTCATTCTTTGAACAGCCGCTTCGCACGGCCAAGGCCAATGAGTTCCGGGGAATCCTCAGCCAGTCCACCGGGCAGTGGTCAGTGAGGGAATCCTACGAGGAGATCCTCGCCAAGATTGACATCGCCACTGAGGCCGAGGAGCTGGCCAAGTGCGGATCATCGGAATAGACCCGAGCCTCAGCGGCACGGGCGTGGCCCGTGTGAATGGAACACTTCACACGATCAAGACAGCGGCCAAAGAGGGCGACGGTGAACGTCTCCTCAAGCTCTACCGGGAGCTTACCTACCTCATGCGGGGCGAGGTGCAAGAGGGCACCAAGCAATTCATTCTCCGTAAGGCCACCTTTGCCGTGATTGAGGATCTGCCGACACACGCCATGTCGGCGGGCCTTACCGGCCGCGCCCAGGGGATTGTCCGCATGACGCTGGCCCAGTGGGACACGCCCTACGTGGCTATCCCGCCAGCCACCCTCAAGAAGTTCGCCACAGGCAAGGGCAACGCCAAGAAGGACGCCATGCGCGCCGCTTGGCTTGAGTTCAGTGGCGAGGACAACGCGGACGACAACCAAGTTGATGCCGCGTTCCTACGCCAGATCGGCCTCCACCTCAAGGGGGAGACCGTCAATCTCCCACCCGAGCAACTCGCGGCGGTGGACAAGTACAAGGAGTGAAGCACCGTGGCGCTACCCAAGCCAATCCGCCTGGACATCAAGGCCGTAGTCGAGTTCTACGGCGGCGAGGTTCCAGCCGCCGGCCACGGCCGCGTCAAGATGCGGTGCTTCCTCCCCGGCCATGAAGATTCAAAGCCCTCTGCCATGTTGCACGAGGACAAGGCCTACTACCGATGCTTCACCTGTGACGTAGCCCTCGATGGCTACGCCCTGATTATGAAAATGGAGTCCTGCGATTTCCCTAGTGCCATCTCCCACGGTGCTGAAAAGTTTGGCGGAGGCCACGGATCAGTATCACGAGCAACTGCTCAGCCCAGAAGGCGAACGCCACTACGAATATCTGAACGTGGAGCGGGGTCTGGATCACCAGACGATACTCCACTTCAAGCTGGGAGCCGTGCTAGACGCAAACGCATCGCATGAGCCAGCGGCGGACATGATCTCCATCCCCTACCTCACACCGGCAGGGGCGGTCCAGATGAGATTCCGCAAGGCCCCCTGGAATCGCAACGGGGCAAAGTACTGGCAGACAAGCGGATCACTGATCCGCATGTACAACACCAACCTGCTGTTGGACCCAGACCGCACCGTGTACGTGTGCGAGGGCGAGTTCGACACCATGGCCGCGACTCAGGCGGGACTCCCCGCCGTGGGCATTGCCGGTGTGAATGGCTGGCGCTCCCACTTCAACCTCATGCTGGCCGGCTTCGACCGTGTGATCTTCCTGGCAGACCGGGATGCGGCGAGTGACTCGGATGAGGGAAAGCCCAAGCCGGATGACTGGCCCGAGGACAAAGAGTGGAACCCCATCACAAACGCCGGCCTCAAGTTTGCCACCAAGCACGCCGAGAAGTTCGACGGCGGCGGTGTGATTCAAATGCCCATCGGGCATGACGTGAACAGTTTTTTGATCGAGCGCGGAGCTGAGGAGCTTCGAGCGCATGTTGGATTTAGGAGTTTCGTATGACCGCCATTGAGGCTACGGCCGAGGCAAAGGTGTTCAAGGGCAAGTGGTACAAGCGCCCCCGCTACACCATGTTCCTGTACGTGAACGGTGTAAACACCGGTTTGCACTGGCACCTCAAGCGACGTGAGGTTGCTAAACACCAGACGGCATTGGTAGACAACGCCGCTGAGATCCTCCACCACTACGGACTCATGGAGTCCGTGTACAACCGGGTAGTCGATGAACCGACACCGGAGCGCGTGCCCGAGCTGGTAGGCGCTGGAGCGCCCGTACCGGCCCCCGGCATCGTTGGCGGCGGGTTCGATAAGGACTCCATGCCGAACCCCGGCCAGAAGGTCGCCCTGGCTGTTGGCATCGGTCACTTCCCCAAGGGCCTGGTGGGAACCGTAAGCCGTGTTGATCCATGGATCGACGGTTACGACGAATCCAGCCAGTACCCGGTGCGCGTAGCACTCACTCACGGTGCGGACACCGTTGAGATCCCCCTCCACCTTCACGAGATTGAGGTCGCCCGATGAACGCGGAACCCACATACATCGGCCAGCACATTGACGATTCGCTGGCCCTGCCGATCTTCTCCCCCACCACCAAGATGGCGGTCGCCCTCGCGGCCAACCGTGATCAGCGTGGACTTCACGTCTATGAGGGAACCGTACCCGAAAAGACCATCGCCAAACGCCGCGCGGCTAACAAGGTCGCCAAGGCATCCCGGAAGGCCAACCGATGACCACCACGTACCGCAAGCTCCCCGGCCTCGTTGAGGCCCAGCAGGTTCCCGACACCAGCATGACGGCGACGTTCCAGGAACTCAGTGCCGTTGCCGAATGGGCTGGCGGCAAGGTCAACATGTACGTGGCCACCGCCACCGGCCAGCCTGCAATGCTGATCACGATCCCGTCCTATGACGGCCCGCTCCTGGCATTCCACGGTGACTACATCGTGAAGGACGGCGAGAACATCAGTGTCGTCAAGCCGGAAGTGTTCGCCCAGACGTTCGTAGCCGCCGAGTGATCATCGTCGGCGTCACCGGAAAGGCCGGCGCTGGCAAGGACACGATTGCTGACCGACTGGTAGCCCGTCACGGCTTCAAGCGCATGAGCTTTGCCGGTCCTCTCAAGGACATTCTCCGTACCGTCGATCCGATCCTGGGGTTCCATCCCATGAAGCCCGGAACGTTGATCACACTGACCGAGGCACTCAGGGAGTGCGGCGGTGAGGACGGCGTGAAGAAACTCTTCCCCGCGTACCGCAAGTACGCGCAGAAGATCGGCACTGAGGGTGTGCGCAAGTACGACCCGGAGTTCTGGATCAAAGCCGCCGCCAAGGTGATCATGGCCGAGGAGAACGATGTACGCATTGTGTTCACCGACTGCCGGTTCCCGAATGAGGCCAAGGCCATTCAGGAGGCGGGCATGTGGGGCAACTACGTCCTGCCACTCCCCGATCCCACCACTGAGCTGTGGAGCGTCGAGCGCAACGCGGCGCGGGACGGGGAAGTGATTCCTGCTCACGCAAGTGAGGAACACGTTGGCAACATGGGTGAAGAACACTTCATCGACAACAATGGCCCCATCTCTGTCCTCCACTCATTCGTGGATGACCTTGCCCGTGACCTCATCGAGGTAGAGAGCGTAAAGCTGGCCGGTGGCTAGAGGGTGCGTGGTTACACGCGCCTATGAGGGCATGGACGAGAAAGATCGTCAGTTGTTCCGCTTGCTGATCCAAGACGCTGGTTATTCCGGTGGGAAGCTGGCAGAAATCCTCACTACTGCTTTCAAGGGAAAGCATGTCATTGATCGCATGGCGGTGGATCACTTCCGCCGCAAGCTACGCATAGGAAAGGCGACACTTTGAGTCTCGCTGACGCGGTGAACACCGTTAGTCGCCCGCTGGCAGACGTTCCAAAGAACCTTCGCCAGCCACGGGTGACGTACAAGGACGGGGTGCCGGATGAAATTATCACCCCCGATGTGGGAAAGGCCACAACACAGCAGGACTACCGCGATGTAGTGACCAAGACGTGTGAGGTATCTATCCCTCACGGGTGTGAGCTTCAACTCGTAGAAGCGTGGCACAACACCAACGCATGGTCGCGGGCCGGCGACGACGCCGCCGCGACGACGCGCGCCGTCTGGCGCTACCACTTCAAGGTGGTGCGCCTCCCGGTGGCGGCGACAGACCGCATGCAGATCACCGAGCTTGCCAAGTACATCAAGAGCCGCCGTTCCAAGCCCAGGGAGTCTCCCCGGACATCGGAAATGGCCGAGGTAGTGAAGCTCGCTGACTTGCAGATCGGCAAAGTCGATGAGCGGGGCGGCACGGCCCAGCTTGAGGATCGGTTCTATGGCGGGATGGAGGAGGTTCTCACGCGAGTGAAGGCCTCCAAGCCCACCGAGATTGTGCTGGCGGAACTTGGTGACGGGTGTGAGAACTTCCAGAACACTCCCGATCAGCCGTTCTCCAATGACCGGAACCTCGTGGCCCAGCTCGATCTACACGCCACGTTCCTGACCTATGCGGCCACTGAGCTGGCCAAGCTGGCTCCCAAGCTGACCGTTGTAGGCGTCCCGTCCAACCACATGGACATCAGGGTAGGGGGCAAGGCTGTAGGAGGCCCAGAGAACGATTACGGGCTTCTCACGCTGTCTCAGCTCAAGAGGGCGTTCGCCCTCAACACCAAGGCCTTTGGTCATGTGGAGTTCGCATGGCCAGACCCGTTCGACGTGTCGGTTATCCGCAACGTCGCCGGTCACAACACGATGTTCACCCACGGGCACTACACCCGTGGAGCTGGGGCCGCTGACGGCGTGCCCAAGTGGCTGGAGCATCAGTTCGCGGCCCGCGCGGACTACCACGCGGCACGGCTGGTATTCACCGGCCACTACCACCACCTCCGCATTCAGCAGATCATCGGTGGCCGCTGGTGGATTCAGGCCCCGGCGTTGGACAACGGTAGCTCCTGGCTCAAGCGGATCAACGGACAGGGCGACTCAGACGCCGGAATCCTTGTCACCCGCATCACCCCGGCTGGCTGGAGCCACTCCGAGATTCTCGGCACTGCCGCTTAGTTCCCCCACCCTTTCATCCCTAGGAGTACCCATGCCCATCTTCAAGAAAAAGCCCGCCCCTCACGTTGTCATTACAGCCCCGGCAGAGCCGACGCTGGAACAGCGGTTGTTCGATGCCAACAAGTCCGCCACGTCCCACCTCACCGCCTTTGTGCGGGCCGCTGACGGCCTCGATAAGGCCGCGAATGACCTTGACGCGGTAAGGGACAAGGCCACTGAGGAGGCCAGCCGCCACCTTGACATCAAGGTTGCCGCCGACAAGACCGCATTCCAGCACCGCCAGCAGGCCCAGAAGATCAGAGACCTCCTCACTCTGTAGGAATCCTCCTGGCCGGCGCAGCTGACCAGGCGTTCCCAAAACGCCTACAACTCGCGGATTTTCCGCAACCTCCCAAGTACCCCGTTTGTATCCTCCCTACAAACTCCCCAAGTCAGGATCTACTACCTTGCCTTATGACCTCGCCTCCCAGAACTCCCTCGCCACATGGTTGGTGGAGAACCACTCCGTGACCGTCGCCAAGATCTCCCGCCGTGAACTCCGCGGTTGCCAGACCACCACGGCTGACGATGTAGCCCAGCACATTTGGGAACGGATGCTCGAATGGTCGCTGACCGAGGATGGCAAGGGAACCGACTTCCGCACGTGGGACGCCTTTGGCGTGTCCAACCTCATGGTCAAGATCGCCCGCAAGTTCGTGGCCCGTGAACGGATCGAGTTCATGCACTTTGCAGGGGCCTTCGTGTACACCCCGGCCATCGTGGAGGTTTACCTCAAGGATGCCGTGTGGGCGAACCTGGAGGACGTTTACGACATCGACGGCCGCGTGGACGTGAAGAACATCATCCTGACCCTGCCGCTCGAAACCCAGCGGTGCCTGTTTGTCCACTACGGCATGGATCAGCCGTACCCGGCCGGGACCAACGAGTACATGCGCGTCTACCGCGCCGTGGAAACCATCAGTGACCGCCTGAACATGTCCAGCGGTGCCCAGATCGGAGACATGGCAGATGCGGCTTAGCAACAAGCTTCTGGCCCTGTACATCGCCATCGACGTATGGCTGTTCCACAAGGCCCCCCAGATTACCGACTACCTGAAAAGGACGCACTACCTATGAGCAAGCCCACCGTCGCGGACATCATGGCCGCATTCACCACCAAGCCCGCCCCGGCTGAGGTAACCATCGTGCCGGCCAAGCTCAAGGGTGGTGCCGAGGTCATCAAGTTCTGGCTGTCCACAGCCATCCTCTTCCAGCTCCGCACAGCCACCGTCTGGGGGTTCCTGGCGCTGTTCTTCCCCCAGCTTGGCGTGACATGGTTCATGGTCATGTTCGGCCTGTGGGCTATCCGCCACGTGGTGCCGCCCAAGATCCAGCACACCATTGACATCATCGCCGCACAGCGCAAGTAACAGTAAGCCCCTCACGTAACAGTGGGGGGCTTTTGCTGTTTTCTGCACCATATGGAAATATCAGCGTGTCGATCCAGTAATCAGCAGTTGATTGCTGTTTGGATCGTCAGAGAACAACTACCGGGGGAGAAGGGGAGCTAGTCATGGCAATGCCACACAAGGGTCCGAGGGACAGCATTTTCACCAAGCCCACCATTGATGTGGGACTGGCCGTGCGCCGCGAGGCGGCGGACAACAAGCTGACGCCGGGGCAGTTCATCGCCCAGATCCTCGCTGACCGCTACGGCCTTCCCGCCACCAACCCAACGCCTATCCGGCAGACTCCCCAGCAGGAGCTACCGATGACTGGTTAAACAGCAGAAGCCCCCCGGCGTGAACCGAGGGGCTTCAAAGCTTTGACCTAGAAGTGTGCCTAGCACTTCTACGTCGAGTGACCACACAACCAAGTGAGCCATTACTTTCTCTCCAGAAAGCTCTTTCATCATAGACGCAACCCAGCCCAGAACGCCAGAGCGTGACTCTGACACGCCGAAGAAGATCCGGCGCATCAATCGGTCTGTGGAACGCGATGAGGAGCACGTACTCCCCGCCATCCCTGAGGGCAGTGGCCCGATCCAGACCGCCAAGCGGTGGATCAATGACATTCTCAACCACGAGAAATTCATCTGGCGGCGCAACGACTTCCGCCGCAACGTGCTGTCCATCGCTGAGCTTCTACTGGAGCGCTGTGACTTCGCCTCCTACACTGTGACCCCCGGCCGCGACTGGCTGGAGGCCATGTCAGGCCTCAGCCGCGCCACCGTCACCCGTGTCCTCCACGCGCTTTGTCAGAACGGATTCCTAGCGATGGTGGCCAACGGCCGGCAGGCCAAGTGGACGCCCCGGTCCTCAGATGCCCACGCACGCTGGGGCAACGGCATGGATGCCGTGGCTGACCGTGCTGTGTACGTCATGTGCCAGCCCCTCTCCGATGAGGACCGCCAGCAGGCGTACCAGGACAGCGTTGCCAGGGCGGATAACCGTTGCAAGCTGGAAGGCGTATTCTCGCGGTTCTCGATGGCTGTGGATATAACTGAGCCTCCTGACCGAAACGCGCGGAAATCTGCCCCCAAGGGGATAAGGGAATGGGCTTCGCCCATGCTGAAAAGCTACTATCAGGCGGCGGCACGTGTGACGGCCGCGATGGAGGCCGCTCGTACAGACCTCTCGTGGCCCCGGCACAAGACGACAAGCGCCAAGGACGAGGCTGAGGCCCGCTTCAACCAGTTGCAAGCGGCCCGTACCGTGAGGTTGCACACACCGGCACTGTCCGGGCTGTCTGATCGGCACCTCACCGCCATCCTCAGACCGTTCTTCACCGCCGAATGGACGGCGGCAGACATCATCGAGGCCATCAGCTTCAAGCTGGATGGCTCCCAGTGGAACAATGACGCGGCCTACGGTGTGAGGAATGTCGCCGCGTGGCTCCAGTCACGTCTCGGCAACCACCGTGTGAACGGTCTGGTTACCTACTCCCCCACTCAGCGGCGTGAGTTGGCATCACGACCGGCACGTGAGCGGGCTATTGCATACGCCCGTGAACAGGCGAAACGCTGAATCTGGAGTTGCACTCGGCTACCCGGATGGGCCACTCTTGAGGGAGTGTTCTAATCCCGAGGCCTGAACAAGCCCTCTGCAAAACTTGTCAGGCATATCGGGGAAAGGGGTTCCCGGCTCGGTGTACATACCTCGTAGGTGCTAAGGCTTGGGACTACCCCGGCAACCCACCCAACGCCAGGAACCCCTACGTTGCCGTCCCCCCGGCAACCTGAATGAGGCTATCACAACGCAGAAAAGCCCCCCATGTCACGTATGGGGGGCACGTGACACAGGGGGCGGATTTCCAGGGTTCGAGAGTCGTTGGGGGGACAAACCCTCGAACCTTCCATCAAGTTTACATCAAGTCGTTACTGAACGGTAATCGTGCTTACTGTCTTGGGCGGGAACTTGAGCCGCACCCAGTAGGTGGCTAGGCCGGTCACGATGGACCGGAGGGCCAGCGTCAGTACGCCGGTCCAGAAGATGGGAGACATGAGGTCCGCCCCATCCAGCATCAGGAGCAGGCCAGCTCCAATAGCCGTGAGAATATCCACGCCCACGGACACGTAGAACGTGCGCCATGCGCGGATAACGGCATCTACCCAAGCCGGGTAATCGCCAGTCGAGTGATCAGCCATGGTTTCTCCTAGAGGATCTTGATTACCTGACCAACGCTGATCAGGTTGTAGTTCTTGATGCCGTTCTTAGCGGCCACCACGGACACGTCCATGCCGTAGTGAGCGGCGATCCCTGCAAGGGTGTCGCCGGGGTCCACGATCCATACCAGCGGGCCGGGGATCGAGATCCGCTGGCCCACGTGAATCAGGCCGGGATTCGTGATCCCGTTGTGGCGGGCCAGATCCCCCACGTTGATGCCGTAGTAATCGGCAATGCCGCCCAGGGTGTCGCCGGGATCGACTACCCAATACAGGCCGTTGCTGGCTACTGGGGCCGGCGTGGACGACGCCGGTACGACAGGGGCGGGCGCGGGTGCCGGGGCGGGCGCGGGAGCCGCCGTAGCGCTCCCCCAGGCCTTGGCCTCGCGGTCCACGCGGGCGAGATCCCAGTTGCCGGGGCAGGCGGTCGGGGACCACTCGCGGTGAGCCTTGAGGGGCAGGTTGGCCCCGTAGTTCTCACGCAACCAGTTCACAAGCCAGCTCACAGTGCGGTAGTCACCGGCCGTGGCTTCGGGCCGGCATTCAATGTGAATGCTTGTAGCATTGCCATAGGCGTTGCCAGCGGCCCATGCCGCGTTTGCGGGTGACACAAGGCAGTTGATACGGCCATCGCTCACAACAAAGTGAGCGGAAGTGTTCGGGTTGCCGTTCACAAAGAAGCCGTTGACGCCATCGTGAGTCTGGCCAAAGCTTCCCCAGTGGTGAACGGTGATGCTCTGAAACGTGCGGTTTGTACCGAACACGCTGGGAACATTGCCCGGTGCCGTGAACTCTGTGTCGCTCAGCGACTCATCAATTGTGTAGGTCATGATTGCCTCCTGGGCATGAAAAAGGGGGCCTCATCACTGAGGCCCCCTAGGGGTGTTGCTGTTAGACGGGCGGCGTGTACACACGACGCTGAGGAGGAGGTGGCGGTGCGCCGTTCACTCCCCACGCATAAAGGTCCGCCGAGTACTCCCGCTCAATAGCGAGGTGCTGGAGAACTGAGTCCACTTTCAGCACGAGGGTTTTGACCTCAGCGCGAGACTCTGTGAGTTCCTTGCGGTCACTCTGTCTGTCCTCTTGGAGCTGATCCACGAGGGTGTTTAGGTGTGAGTAGGTTGTACTCTTGGCGTCAAACACCGCCTTGAGGATTGCCCCCAAACCCGTGCCACCGCCGATGGCGGCGACAATAGGTAGCCAATCCATGGTGATGTCCTTTGACTACTCGCCAGCCGGGGCGGGGGCGGTTTCTTCGGTGAGCATTGCCTGAACTGCCGCCAGGATCATGCCGTCATTGACAACCACCTCGGAGTTGCCGGGGTCGGTAACGTTGGTGTCAATGGCGTAGGAGTACGCCGCGTCCCAGCCGGGTTCGGCGGAGAATTGCCACTGGTGTGACCATGCCCAAGAGGCCGGGTCTGTGACGTCCTGTGTAGCGGCACATGCCGTAATGCGCTCCATGAGCTGTGGGTCGCGGGCGAGTAACGCCTGTGTGCGGTAAGACACTATCTGCTCTTTCTTGTTGAAGTGAAGGACTTAGACATCGCCTATGTCCTTGATTGCGTATTGCAATTTCGGTGAGTTTGAATCGGCGGGGCAGACGTATGTGCCACCGCCAGCGGCAACGAGGCCCCAAAGGCTGATCGTCACGCTAGTTTGGCCAGCGGGCACCGTGTAGAAGCCGGAGAACGAGTCACCTTCGCCATAGCCGTTGGTGTTGGAGCGGTGGGAGTTCTCAGCGAAACGGACGCCGTTCGCCTTCCATCCCCAACTCAAGTACTGGCCACTGGCCCCGGACGGGCCACCGGCATAGGAACCCGAGACTTCCAGTACCATGCCGGGGGTGACACTGACGGTTACCGCGCTGATCTGACTATCGGTGGTCGTCACAGTTGTTGTGCCCGTGAGCCTCTGGAGGGACAGGAGGCCGATGGGAGGGCGCTTGCCATTGATCTTGGCCACCTGGAGGTTGCCGGGAGTGTTGTAGGTCTTGCCTATCTTCACGTCGCCAGTGTTGGAGTACAGGTTGATGCCCTGCCCCTGTAGCTCTGCCTCGCCGCCGCTGTTCTCGTTGGCAAGGCTGAGGAACGCTTGATTGTTTACAGCCGTGAGCATCAAGTCAGTGCCCGAGTCGCTGTAGACGGCGGGGAACGCAATCGGAGTAAGCCCCTCCCTCTCAAAGGAAAGGCCGGCGATGTTGCGGCCACCGGAGGTGCTGGCCGTGTCGCTGATCTTCACAACGACATCTTCACCAAGCCAGTTGGTGCCACCCGTGGTGGCAATCGTGCCGTCGATACTGATCCCGTTGGCGTCAGCCGTCAGATATTTCTTGGCGGCGGCGTCCCAGGCACCAAGGCCCGAGGAGTCCATGACAACGCGCGCGCCAGTGGCGGCGGTCTGAACCGTCGCGCCCGTGATCGTCTTGCCGTTGATGGCGTTAGCGTCGATCTTGTCGGCGGTGATGGCCCCCGCGTAGATATGGTTGGCAAGGATCTGATCAGAGGCGATCAGGTTGGACACGATGGTGTTGGCTTGGATCTCGCGGGCCGTGATGGCATTGGCGGCAATCTTGCCGGCCACCACAGCATCAGCGTTGATCTTCACGGAAGTGATGGCATTGGCAATGATCTTGTCGGAGGTCACCGCATCAGTGGCGATCTTCGAGGCGTAGATAGTGCCGTCCACAATCAGCTCCCCGCCGTTCATGCGGCGGACCTGGAGTTCATCAATCCATGCGGTGCCCACTGTGTGGTCAAAGGACAGATTGATCTCCATGGCCGTCATGCCTGCCGGGATCGTGAGCACATACTCACGCTCAACCCATGTCGTACTGGCGGGTCCGTGAGTGATGGCGTAGATATAACCACTCGCCTGATTGCCGATGCGGAGCTTGCCGTTGCCGGTCGTGCCGTTGTAATCGGACGTGGACTTGAACCAGTAGTGAATGTAGAACTCCTCACCCTCAGTCACCTTGGGCTTGTGCTTGAGGATGGCGGTTCGGGCCGATGCCAGGGCGGTGGACTGGAGGCATCCAGTACCGGAATGGTTATCCGTGGTGATAACCGTAATGCCCGTACCTGCGGTGTAGTTCGTCAAGTCCGAGGCGGCATCAAAGCCGCCACCCGTCGCGTAGTTGGTCCAGTCGCTAATCGCCAAGCGGTCAGCGGTAATGGCCCCGGCCGCAATCTGGGTAGCTGTGATTGTGTTCGTCAGGATCTTGGCGGCGGTAATCTGACCGTCACCGATCTGCGCGGACATGGTTACCTCATGCGCGGAGACCTCATCGACGTAGACCGTTGTGGCAACGTTCACGTTGGTGATCAGGATATCCATGCCCATGTACTTGGCGGTGGCAGGCGGTGTGGCCTGCCCCTCATACAGTGTGAATGTTGTTGTCAGTGCACCATTGGACCGAACATCACTGGAGCTGATTAGGGTCTTGTTGCCGTCATACCAGTTGACGCGCATGTAGTGACCGGAAGTCGTGGCGGTGGAGGCACCAGCGCGGGTGGAGATATAGTACTTGCGGCCAGAGGCCGCGGATACGGGAATGTACTGTGCGGGCAACTGGCGCACGCGGAGGTTGGCGGAGGTGTTGGTGCATACAAACTGCATCGCAACAGCCCCGGAAGATGACACGCCCGTGACCGGAGTGATAGTGCCATTGGAGATTGTGTAAGCCTCCCAGCCTACGAGAGTGCCCGAGAGGGCATCCTCAAAGGAGCCGTTGACAACCATGTTGTCCGAGACGGTTCCGACACTGAGCTTGTCAGCGGTAATGGCCCCGGCCGAAATATGGGTGGCACCGATAGCGCCAGCCTGAATCTCAGTAGCCGTGACCGCGCCAGCGTTGATGTGGTACGTCTCGATCTGATCAGCGGCAATTGCCGGTGCCAGGATGGAGCCAGTGACAATCAGGGAGCCGTCCGTGACATCAGTCATCGGCACCAGGACTCCCACGCCGTTCTTATTCAGGAACAGGAGAATGTCCTCATCGGCCAGCGCTGGGAGGGTATCCGAGGAGACAAGGATGGGAACGCCAGCGTTGTACTGCCACCACGTGAACTTCTTGTTGGTGTTGCCGGCCGCAATCGGAAACTGTTCGCCGTCGAACGTGATACCGGATGCGGTCCATGCGATGTACCCAGCGGAGGGCGAGTTGCTAGTGATTGTGGGCAGGGCCATGGGGTTTTACTCCAAGGTAGAAAGTTTGGGGGCACAGAAAAGGGAGGCCCTTTGGGGGCCTCCCTAGACGTGTGGGGGTTTAGTAGAGCATGTGGCGCAAGATGTTGAGCTTGGTAGCGTCAACTGCACCCTGGGCAACCTTCGCGCTGGACACGATGCCGTCAGCGAGCTTGGCCGCTGTGTTGACAGCGCCATCGGCAATCTTGCCGGTGGTCACCGCGTTGGCTCCCAGTTCCGTGGTAGTTACGGCCCCGGCGCTGATCTTTGCCGTTGTGATGGCGTCATCGGGGAGCTTGAGGGTGGTAACAGCCCCATCGGGGATCTTCGCTGTTGTAACCGCACCGTCAAGGATCTTGATGGCAGTCACGGCGTTGGAGCCGATTTCGTTTGCAGTCACAGCGCCCGTGTTGATCTTGGCTGTGGTGATCTGCAAGTTGCCGATCTTGTTGGTGGTAACCGCACCGTCGAGCACCTTGAGCGAGGTGATGGCGTTGTCAGGGATCTTCGCGGTGCTCACAGCACCGTCGAGGATCTGAGTGGAGGTCACAACGTTGGCGGCCAGCTTGGCGGCAGTGTTCACCGCGCCGTCAGCGATCTTGCCCGAGACTACGGCGTTAGCGCCAAGCTCATTGGAGGTAACGGCCCCGGTGTTGATGGCTGTGGTGCCAACCGCATTGGCGATGATCGAGCCGCTATCCACGGTGCCATCCGAGAGGATGGACGGCATGGAGGCGTTGGTGTCGGACAGCATGACCTTGTGAGTGCCAGCCGCGTTGATAAACAGCAGAACCTCACCGCTTGCCAGCGTCGGCTTGGTGTTGGACGACTGGAGTGTTGTCGGCGTGGTGACCGGAGACCACCAGACGAACTTGTTGGCCGTGTTGCCGTTTGTGATCAGCGTGTCCACGCCCTGGTAGACCATGTGAAGGTCGGTCCATGCTACAGATCCAGCGGCCGGGGAGTTGTTGGTGATGGTGTAGCCGGTCATGTACGCCCGGTTCATGACGTTCAGATCTTCGGCATAGATCTTCCCGGAAGCGCCGGGAGCGGGGTTACCGGCGCGGTCCAGCAGGTCATAGGCCTGCCCGATGCGGAAAGAGAGATCCTTGAGGTAGTGGTCAAACTCCCCCTTGATGACCTCTTTGACGGTCTCCTGAATCCGGGCATCCATGCGCTTTTCAGCGGCGGTCGGTGCTTTGACGGTTGTCGTGTTGGCAATTGCCAAGGTGTAACTCCTAGTGATTAGTAGAGGCGGTGGCGGTCGTCCTTGAACTTCCGCACCACCAGAGAGAAGTCGGCAATGTCATCGCTACCCACAGCCCCAGGCGCTAGTGCGCCCTGCGGTACGGTGCCTTGAATGAATGGCCAGATTGAGAGGGAATCCTCTGTGAACCGATCAGAAGTGATCGGCATTGCGTTTGAGTCGCTGATTGCATCTGAGATCTTGGAATCCACAAGGGCCATGTCGCCCTTGAGGGTGTTCAGATCGGAGTCAATAGTGACGATGTTGTCCGCTAGGTCTGTTTCAAGTTGATCCAGACCGATGGGAGATAGGGCGTCCACGCCCATGACTGAGGTGCGAGCATTACGCGCCGCCTCTGCTTGTGCGGCTAGTGCATCACCCAGCGTGCGGGGGAAGCGTGCCATGGTTAGTCAGGGCTCCTCTTGAGGTTGTCGGTGTCTCGCGGGTTCTCGAACATCAGGCGAACTATGTCGTCCGCCCCGAACTCGCCGGGGTCCACCTCGTAACCGATGACGCGGGCAGTGATTTCAAAGCCGGGTGCACCAGTCGGGCCGGGAGGCCAGAGGTAGTCGTTGATCCGTAGCTTCACTACGGACCCGAGAATGGACTGGTTGAAATTGTCAATCCTGCAAGTGACGGCTGGCATGAGCATTGGCCCGGACCTAAGGTCACGGGCAAGCTCGGCCCACTCGTCAAGTGTCTCCACCTGTGTGACCGTTGGCCGGTCAACTGTGGCGTCGGTCAGTGTGTAACCGGCGTCCAGCAATGCCTCGTCAACCACGATCTTGGACATGATGGGCGGTTGCTTTTCGGAGGCCGTGCCCCCTCCCCCGCTGGGGGCGGCTGTGCCAACCGGGTCCGGGGCTTTGCCGCGGGCCTGAAAGGAAATCGCCCCATCCAGCGAGGCGTCAGTGATCTTGTAGTTGATGATGTCGCCAGGGAAGGTCAGCACGAGGCCTGAGTCCGGCCGGCCGATAGCCGGGTAGCCGGTCATCAACCTGCGGTTACGCATCCCCGTGTCATCAACGTAGGTGTCAATCATCCACTCAAAGCCATTGGCGCGGTTGCTCACTTCTTTGAGGATCGAACCAATGGTGCGTGTGTCAGATCGTTTCCAGCTCATGGTTCGTACACGGCCGGAAGGCGCGGGATCGGGCGTGTCTACTCGAATGTCTCCACCCTTGTAGCCCTGCATGTGATCCCACAGCCACTTGGCGATCATGGTCTGATCCATGGTTAGCGACTCGTCGGTACGCGCCTCGCGGCGGTCAACATAGGATTCAAAGGTTGCCCCGGTGACGGCGACTATTGGGTAGTCGCCAGCGGAGTCAATTCCAACCTCATCCATGAACCCGCCCCACCAGACTTCTTCGTTGCGGTAGACGTACATAGACATCAGGCCGGCACCGTCAAGGATCTGAGTGGCGGTTTCCCCAACCTCATGGTTAGGGACTGGAATCTGGATCTGTAGCTCCCCCACTTTCGGGGAAACGTAACGGCCCAGTTTGGAAATCGCACAGTCGAACTCGGCAACTGTGGCGTCGGTGTCCGTGCGCGCAAACACCACGCGCCACATCGGCCGATTACTGGAGGTCAATGATGTATTCCAGCGTCACGTAGATCTCAGTGCCACCAGCAAGCGGGTAGGCGAGAGTTCCTGGGGGAACTAGCTGGCCGTCAGAGGCGCGGGTTGCCCACAGGTAGCCGGTCGGGCCGTTGGTGTAGACGCGGAGGTCGTACTTGACGCCAGTGTTGTCCGGGTAATGCAGAGAGCCACTGCCGTAGTAGCGGTAGCCGGCAGACGGGGTGATGGGCAGGTTGAAGGATAGGTTTCCGGTGCCCATCGAGCCGCCAGTGCCAGGTTTGAGGTGGAGGTGGAGGCTTACCTTGTCGCCGTCCACGCGGTAGCGGCCCTCGCGGACAGCTCCCGTGCCAAGGTTGGTGAACCCTGACCATGTGGGGGTGTAGGTCTGGAAGTAAGGGATGCCGATGGAGCGGCGAACGTCCACCACCCTTGTGGTGTCCCAGCCGCCATTACCGGCAGACATGCCAGCGGGGATGGTCACCTGGAACAATGCCAGGGCACCGGGCGGCGTGGCAGGAGCCACGGGCAGGCCAGTGGCCGGCAGGGCACCCTTGATCACTTCGAGCTGTGCGCCGGTCGTGGAAGGGTTGCCAGGATACGTCTGGAGTACAACAAGGTCGATGCGATCCTTGATGGCATCGCCAGCGTCAAACGCCCCAACCTCAGCGGCTGTGAGCGTTGCGGTGAACGTACCGTCAGCGGCCGTCGCGCCATTGATGGCCGCGCGGCCGGGGCCGATGGAGAAACCCATGCCCGTTGTCTTGGTGATGTTCAGGCCAGAGTGAACGCCGTCGATCACAGCCAGAGGCGTGGAGCCTTTGGCCAGCATCATTGAGGTGCGGTTGCGGTCTGCCGCCGCTGGGAAGTCGTAGGCCCCAGTAGTGAGGATTGTCATGTGAACTCCATGGAGGGAATGGCAGGAGGCCCCCGGTTTCCCGAGGGCCTCCCATGTGCAAGTGGGGTTAGATCACCGCGTTGCGTCCCGCCATTCGACGGTGAGCGAGGGTGCGGTTGATCCCCCGGTTTCACCTGTAAACGCCACGGTGGTGTCACCGGGGCGAATGGTGAGGTCTGATACCAGCGCGCCAGTGGCGGAGCCAAAGCTGTTCGCGCCGTTGAGCAACACGCGGTTGCGCAACGTGTCCACATACAGGCGGTCAGCGGCGGAAAGGTTCACGTTGAACGTGGTGGCCCTAATGCCCTGAGCGTCAGTGAGTGTGACCGTGGGCCGGTAAACCGGACCTTGGATCTGGTACACAGCGGACGCGGGCGAGTTGCCCGTGTTGGTGGCTGTGAACTGTCCCGAGAGTTCGATGCTCTCGCTGTAGGCAAAGCCGTAGGGCTGGCCGTATGGTGTTGCCGGTGGCACCACGGGGGTGCTTGTGTTCCCCTGCTTGGCTGTGACCGAATATTTCATCGGGTCCGTGCACGTAAACTCCACCACTCCCCGCCTCAGCCGGGAGTAGTCAGCCACGATGGGCAGATCCAATGCCGTCACCGAGGCGTGCACCAGCACGCCCGGATCTCCATAGTCCATCTCAAAGATGAGAGGGAGTTCCACGTCGCTCAACTGCATGGCGTTTGCCAGTGCGTTCTTGGGCCTTGTCGTCCGCCAGTCATCGGCGGGGTCGCCCATGATCTCAAACGCGATGGCGATTACTCGCTTCTGCGCCAGCTTGCCCCCAAGCCAGGAGCCGTGACGCCTGGGCTTGGGAGCCATGCCGATTGTGATGTCTGGCAGGGAGTCGAGGCCCTCAATGCTTGTGATGTTGTAGAGGCTGTCATCACCCAGCTCAAGGCCGTTGAAAGCGACTCTCACTAGATACCGTCCAAGATTCCCGCCACGCCCGCGTTGCGGGCCTGACGCATAATGCCGCGCCCAACGTCCTCAATGGTGTCGTTGGCGTTCTGGTTGAATGTGTCGATGGAGATTTGCAAGCCTCCAGTTGCGCGGGCGTTACCACCGTTCACGACACCGCCGTCTGCAAAGGCCTGAGCCTTCGAGAGGGTGTATCCGAACTGCTTGGCAACCTGCTCAAGGATCTGTGTAGACCTCCCGCGCTTGGCCTGAGCCAGCGGAATGTAGGCCTCACCACCTGTTTCAGGTTCCGCCCACACGCGGTACGGTGTAGCTCCCCGCGCGATCTGGGCAACATGGTTCTCCATGCCGCCACCGGCAAAGGTGTGCACCGGGCGTCCGCCCCAGAAGCCGCCGTTGGCGAACTGCTGGACAGAGGCACCGTTCATGATGCCGCCGTTGGCGAGCTTGGCGCTGGCCCGCAAGCGGGAGAGCGTCTGCTGGAAATAGGTGTCGTCCGCGCTCACACCAACCGTCATGACGGGCTTGGTGTTCTTCACGGTCGTTTCAATTCCCGCGATCTTGTTGAGCGCCGCCTGTACATCGGCGTCCACAACAGCCTTGGGCTTCATCCAGCCCAGTGCGTCGAGCTTGCCCTTCGTGCCATCGAGCTTGCTGTCAGTTTCTTCGGTCTTGGCCTCAACCTTGGGCTGGGGCTTCGTGGCCCCAACCTTGTCGAGCATGCCCTGTACCTGCCCGAGGCGCTGTTTGGCATCTTCCACCTGAGCGTCCACCAGAGGTGAAGGCTTCATGCGGCCGAGTTCATTGATCCGCTCGGTGACATTCACGCGCTCCTCATCGAGGAGGCGGGGGTCAAGAGTGGCCAGGACCGTCGGGTTGGTCGATGCCAGGGTGACTAGATCGGTGATGAGTCGCTGGCGGACGGCATCTGCCTGTGCGGGATCGAGGTTGGCTGTTGCCGTGGCAACCACCTTGTCGAACTCCTCAAGCTTGCCGTAGCTGTCAGCCAGAGCCACGCCCAGCACTACGTTGTCGCCCATGATCTGGGCGACGGCCTTGTAGCCGTTGACCTTCTCTAGGGAGCCTTGGTAGTTCTTGAGCTTGGACTCAGCCTCATCCACACCCTCAGCCATGATGGTCGTGAGGAGTGTCTGCGGGTTGGCCTTCATCATTTCGTCGTAGGCCTTGGTAACAACGTCCTTGTTCAGGCCGGCGTCAGTACCCAGTTTGATGAATGAGTCGCGCTGTCCATCGAGGTACTTGGAAACTTCCTCGATTGGCTTGCCGGCATCCTTCATGCCGGTTGCTACAGCCTTCGTATCGTCTGTTGCGGTTTGCAACATTCGTGAGAGGTTGGAGCCAGCTTCGGTCTGTGTATCAATGACACCTGTGGTTTCATCAATCACACCCTTGAAGTTCCGCACGTTGCCGTTGGCATCGCGGAAGGCTCCACCCGTAGTGACGATCTTCCCGTTCAGCTCTGAGGTACTGCCGGCCATGGCCCGCATGCTGTCATTCGCTGTTCGTGTGGCGGTGGTCAGGTCCACCTTTTCGCCGCGCAGGATGCGCAGAGCGGTATCCAGTGCGCGAGTGCGAGTGTCGGCCGTAGACGTTGTGTCGTTGTAGGCCCGCATGGCTGTGTTGAAGTCCTCAACCTTGCGCTGGGCATCGGTCATCGGTACTCGGTTCACAGAGTCGGTCAGGTGACCAAAGTTCGCGGCACCCGTCCCGGCTTCGGTGCTTATCTCACCGAGCCGCTGTTTCAGGTGGATGATGTCACCCTTGCTGAACTTGCTCGCGGCCTCCTCAGAGATCCCCATGGCGTCGGCAAAGACGCCCATGGTGTTGCCTGCATCGGAGGTGACTCCGGGGTACTTGTCCAGCTTGGAGATCAGATCGTCATAGGCCGGCCCACCTTGAGCGGCGAGTTTCGCCGTGTTCTGGAAGGACAGGCCCAGGCCCTCAATCACGTCCTGGGTTTTCTGGGCACCGCGCCAGCGGTCATTCCAGAGTCCACCCTCATCCAGGAGATTCTTTGCCGCGTTCGCAAAGGTGTTCGCCGTCATCGCGCCAGTGTTGGCGTCCAGTGAGGCCGTGTACTCATCCACGCGGGACTTGGCTTCTGCGGCCTTCGATCCCATCAGGCCAAGGCCTGTGGTCACTAGACCGATAGCGATCCCCCACGGGCCACCGACCGCGCCGAGGAGTCCAGCACCGATGCCCTTGGCACCAGTCATGAACTTGTCGCGTGCGCCGTCTGCCTGCTGGAAGTCGTACTTGAGCTTCTCAAGGAACCCACCGGGCTTGGCTTGGAAGATCGGGCCGATTTTGCCGGCAAGCAACACAAAGGCCGCAAAGCTGATCACGAGGCTGGACAGGGGGCCGGGCAGGGAGTTGATCCATGACAGGACATTGGCCAGGGTCTCGGCCATCAGCGTGGCAGGACCGGTCAGTGAGGAAATGAAACCACCGACCATCGTCATGAGGGTTGGGATCAGTTGCATAAGCTCTGGACCCAACACGCCCGTTACGCTTGCCAGCAGTTCGATGACCTGATTGATCACGGGACCGATTGAACCGAACGCGGCTCCAGCGATGGAGCCAAGGTTGCCGATCACCGTTCCGAGATTGCTTGCGCCTGAGCGCAGTTCAAGCATCATTTCATTCATGCCCTCAAGGCCGTCGAGGACGCCTGACTGGAACTGAATGTTGGAGAACAGATGGGCAATGTTAGTGAGGAGTCCCCCACCAAGACGACCAAGTTCCTGTAGCATGTTCGCCACGAATACCGAGGACTCACCAAAGGACTTGCCGAGGGCTTTCACACCTACGTTTAGTTCTGAGGCACCCTTGCGGGCACCATCGAAAATCGTGGCAAGCCGGGTCTGGAACAGTTCCCCTTGCATGATGTCTCCGATTTCGGAGAACCGTACGGCTACGTCATGCAGGCCACCAGCGCCGGCCTTTTCAGCCGCCGTACCGATTGCCTGAAACATCTTGATGATGCCGCCGCTAAGGGTCCACATGTCCTTGAGGGACTGAACACCCTCCTCGATCCAGACGTTGATCTTGCCAGCCTCATCGGCTTTCTTGATCCAGTTGTCGAAACGAGTTGTAAGCTCTGTGACCCATTCCCCAAACCGGGGCAGATATTCAGATCCCCGCAGACCGATGCGGTTGATGGCATCAAACAGCGGTTCGGCCGCGCCCGCGGCGTTGTCGAACATGAGCGACAGGTTGTCGAACATGGTTTTGAGGTTGCCGCTCTGGGAGATTTTCTCGAACGACCGGAACACGCCAGCACCAAAGCGGCCCACATGCTCGGCCGCGCTAGAGAGGCCCTCCTCCACAATGGGGAGGAACGCCTGGAATGAGGTGGCCATGGAATCGCCCATGCCCTTCCAGAAATTTGTCTGGATGGGCTTCTGCATTTTGTCCCACACGCCCTGGAGTGCCTTGGCTGTCCGCTGGGCTTCGGGCGGCAGTGCCGCCATTGCCTCAGCGCTACCGTCCACAGCGCCCTTGAAGTTTTTCCAAGCGGCGATGTTGATCAGGGCCGTTGCGGTCACCGCCGCCAGAGCGGCGGGTGCCATGGCCAGCAGGCCTACCACGTTAAGGATTCCCTCACCCACGGGAAACAGTGACGTTGCCAGATAGATAAAGGTGTTGGTGACAGCGCCGATGGCCGCACCGATCAGGCCAGCCTTGATCGAGATCGTGTCAAACTTGGTGATCAGGCTCTCAAGCCCTCGCCCACCGGAACGCAACACGTTGATGCCGGCAAGGGACTGGAGGACTCCCTCAGCGATAGCCAAGCTTCGCTGGTTGATGCGCACGTAGAACGGAACGTCGCGTGTGCGGCTGGCATAGGCCAGCTCCATCATGGCCTCGAATGTCAGAGGCTTTGCCTTGATCGGGGCCTCACGCTGTTTGATCAGCTCATCGAGCTGGCGCTTGGCCTCCTCCAGAGACTCAGGGGTGTTCTCTACGTGAATCTCTACGTCCTGAATGGCGTTGAGCGCCATCATTTCTTCGAGTTTTTTCCGCTCTGCCTTGAGCTTGTCAAGGTCAGAGGAGTCCACGTTGATGGCAAAGCTGGAGGTGGAGAGCTGATTTTCCAGCTCGTCCTTTACCTTGAGGAGACCCTCCTCATCGAGATCCGCAACGAGTTTGATGTGGCGCATTTCTGCGAGCTTCTTATCAACCTCAGCCATGGCCGCGTTCAGCCCGCGCGTGTCATTCTCATAGGAGAAAGTGATCTGGGGCTTGGGAGTGAGGGCGGCAATCTTGGCCCGGATGGTTGCGGCGGCGGTGGCAAGGCCCTGCTCATCAGTCTTGAATTTGAACTCGGTAGCCGCCGCCTCCTCCTGCAAAGTGAGGATTTTCTTGAGGACGGCCTCATAGGAGGCCTTGTCCTCTGTCACCTTCATGACCAGGGGCTTGGTTGCCAGCTCCTTTTGCAGGAGCTTCTTCTGAGCCTGTAGCTCAGCCCACGACATTTTCGGCGTGAGCTTCACCTCGTTGATCTTGGCCATGGCTTCGTCAATCTGGGCGATTGCCTTAGTCAGGGACTCGTGATCGTTGCGGTGTGTGATTGTGATGGTTTTGACCGGCTCGGGCAGATCCGCAAGGAGCTTCTCATACTTGCGGGCTTCTTCGGCCAGGGACTTATTGTCCGTTTTGAAACTGATCGGCATGACGGCTTTTTGCCGTTGGATAGTGCGGATCTTTGCAAGGGCGGCTTCGTAGCCGGCCTTGTCTGAGTTGATCTCCATGTTGACAGAGGCACCACGGGCCTTGCGCTCAAGGTTCTTGAGCTTGGCCTCCAGCTCTTTCGAGTTGAGGCCTACCGTGATCTCCTGCCGGGAGAGATCGGCAATGGCCTTCCGAATGGTGGCCTGTGCCGCTTTGAGGTCGTCGTAAACGTCCTCGTCAATCCTGAGCTTGAGGGAGTTTTTCTCAGCCTCAGCTTTGAGCTTCTCTATCTTGCGCTTGGCAATCGTGGTGTCGGCGTCTACGTTGACTTCGATGTCGTAGTCAGGGAGGGTCTTGATCTGCTCCCTGAGTTCCTTTTTGAACTCAGTCGTATCCGGCCGAACCTTGATGCCTACAGCACCGATGAGGCGGATTTTACCTGCCATTGTTCCCCGTTACCTTGTTGAATACGTCCATAACCGAAAGCGGTTTGGCGGGTGCCTTCGGTCCTTCACCTCGCCATGCGGCGGGGCCGACCAAGGGCAGTTTTGGAGCTTTGCCCTGCTCCCAGGGGATCGAGTGCGTCACGAGGATATTGACCGAGTTGATGAGCTGAGCCATCAGCGTCCGGTCTGTGTTCCACGTGCGCGCCTCCATAGCCGGGTCAATCTCGGCTGGAGTTTCTTGTGCTTGTGCGGTGGCCGGCGCGGCGTTGGACGTAAGGGCGGCGGCGTAGTGGGAACCCTCTGGCAGGCGTCGGAGGAGGGCGAGAATGAGGCGTGGCGAACTGGCCACGCCCCCGGCTATGAACTCTGCAAGGTCAAACTGGTAGTGAACCTTGAGGTCTACATAGACCTCCTCGCCGTACTCCTCTAGGAGGCCTGAGAGGGCGATGCTTCCCCCGGCTGAGTCTCCTCATTGAAACTCAGGAACAGGGCCTCCCACACGGCGGGGTCATCCCCCACTGCGGCGGCAAGCTTGTCGTAGTTGCCTACGGCCTTCTCGGAGATGCGGAAGGCATCGCGGTAGATGTCGTACAGGTCAGTGCCATCGTCCGCCTGTGCGCGGGTCATGATGTCCAGAGCGGTGGCCAGCTTGGCGCGCTGTTCCTTCACCATGCGCATGGCAGGCGTGAAGAGGATTACCTCACCGGACGGGAGGTGCACCTCGTAGTCCTGGTACTTCTGGTTGGCGGCGTTCTGGAGGTCAGAGAGATTGATCTTAGGCATGTGCGGACTCCTAATAAGTGAATGGGTTGCGGACTGGGAAGTGCCTGGAGGGCCGGGTCCGCACCGGCCCCCCAGGGGTCTTACTCGGCCTTTGTGGAGGCCTTGCGCGTGGTCGCCTTAGCGGCGACGGGCGCTGTCTGGGCAGGTGCTACAAGGGCCTCTCGGACTTCCTTGATGGCATCTACCAGTGCAGTGAGTTTCGCCGCGTACAGCGGCTCACCGGGATTGAACTCAGGGAGTTCTACGGTGAAGTTAGCCATTGGCTACTCCTTAGACCGGATCAACAGAGCGCGGCGGGATGGCCGTCAGCGCGGAGGTCTTGCCGGCGTTGTTCAGGGCCGTGACCTTGATCGGGAGCTGTGCGAGGGAATTGACATCAGCGATGGCAATGTCATCAGAGCGGAAGATCGAGGACTTCTCAGCGTGGAACCCGGCAACATTGTCGCCATCTTCCAGAACCGCGAGGAATGCATTCTCAGTCGGAACCGGCTCGGAGGGGATCTCCACTGCGTCATCTGCCCCAATGACGGCGTTTGCACCGTAGTACAGCTTGAGTGTGTCAGTTGTCCACTCCAGCAAGTTGATTCCCAGCGACTCAACGCGGGCTTCAACAGACTGACGCAGGGACTTGTTCTGGAGCGAGGACAGTGTTGTAACTGCCCCACCCTCGGAAGTGAGGTTCAGAATGTTGTCAAGGGAAGTGTTGCCAACTTCGGTCCACGCGACGGGCGGGGCCTTGAGTGTTGCAACAGTTGTCGGGCGAGGGGTGCCAACAACGGCGGTGTAGAAACGTGCTACACCAACCTTGAGTGTGGCGTTGTCGTTTGTAGTCATAAGGATTTCCTCCTAAAAAGAAAACCCCCACGCCATGTCAGCGTGAGGGAACGTAACGGTTGGTGACTTGTGTCTGATCTGGAGGTCGAATGAGGAACCTATACACACTCTCGTAACGTGTCCAACCTTTTGGAAGTGAGGCGTATTGCTGAACCCCTGTGGAGGTAGCCCAGTCACTCACTCGTGATGGTTCGATACTGTTGGTGATCGCGGATATGCTCCCCTTGCCGGGGACCGACGTTTGGTTCTGCTGGGCCTCGCGGATTGCAATTCGGCAAGCCTCCTGCAACTCCTCCCCCATCAGATCGGCATCGGGGCCAGAGGTGATTGTGTTCACCGAGACAATGGCCGATTGGATAAACCGGTCATCGTCGGAGTCGATGGACGCCTGACCTGAGCGCCGCTCACGGCGCACGATGATAATTGGAGGAGCGAGAGCTGAGGAGAACAGGGTTCCGATGTGAATGTCCTGCCCTGTGAAGAAATCCTTGAGGACTGTCACCATGAGGTCGTCTACAGATCCGAAAGTCTGGATCGTGCGGGTCATATGGAGAGCCTTCGTCTGCGGACCATAGTCTTAGCGGCCTTGCGGAGCGGGGAAACCCCCGGAACCCAGTGGCGCTTGTGGTCCTTCTTGGTGCGAGGGCCTTCACCCTCGTGGTCGCGGCCCGCTGTGTAGTGTCCAAACTCAATGGACTGGACAGCGCGCCATGCGTTGGCCTTGCCCTTGCCCTCATCGGCGGCAGAGAGATACACGGTCGAGTCGAGGTCAGGGCGGTGGCCCATGTGAGCACCGCCCATGTGGACCACTCCGACTTCGGAGCGTTCCTGATTGGGCCTGTGTTCCGTCATTGACAGAATGTTGGCCGCCTCGCGAGCCATGGCGGTGGAGTACCGCATCAGGCCTGCGACTGAGGGCTTGGAGTAGCCCACGATGGAGGCGATGGAATCATCGCCCTCCTCTGGGTAGTACCACTCCCAGTTACCGGCCCGGAGCATTACTCGTGCACTCCCACGTCATTGCGGGAGCGGATTGTGAACGTGACGTTGCGTGTTCGCCGGGAGACGCCCTCACTAAAGTGAGGGGGTGCCGTCAAGTCCCACTCCTCGCCGTCATACACAATGCGTGCCCAGGAACCGACAGGGGCCGTGCGGGCTACGCACCGGATGACCTTCACGTCAACCTGTCCCGGCAACTCTGCTGTGGAGTTACGGTCACGGGACATGGACACCCGCACAAGCGTGGGGGTATCTGAGGGGACGCGCACGCGGTCCCCACGGGAGTTGACGACTTCCACCTCTGGGTAGACCTGCAAGATGGAGGAGCCATTGTCTAGGAGTCTGGATTTCACGGCCACGTCCCAAGCGGGATGGGCTTGGTGCCATCGGCAGACGGGGCGTAGCCACGGTCTGCGTAGTAGCCGGCACGCCGCGACATGCGCGGCATGGGGCGTTCAGTGCTTATGAGGCCTACCGATATGACGCCTCCCTTGCGGGAGAACGGACGCAACATGGCGATCTCAGACTTGGAAAGCTGAGTGCCGGCCGCGTACTCGGGACTTACGTTGAACGTACTCATGTCCGAGCGTTCCATGACGTAAGCCGAGGGGTTCATGTAACCGCGAGAGGCGGCGGCGGCTGTAATAGCCACCGCCACCTCAGGGGCTTGCGCCATGGTTGGCCACGCTTGTCCGCCGTGATGGCGGACCCACGCGGAGGCCTCAAAGAGCATCTGATCGGCCAGGGCCAGCTCGTCCACGGTTTCGATTGTCTCGGAACTGCGGGCGGCAACCTGATCAACTGTAGCTAGATGCTCCATGCGTCAGTCCTTAGACTGTTGTGCCGTAGGAGTTACCACCCAGAGGGAAGGTCTCGCCTGCCGGCAGGGCAGTCGTAACGGTCTGGAGCTTGTAAGCCTTGGCCAGGAACGAGTTCGGGTCAGAGCCGGGTGTGGTGTTCACCAGGTCGTTGTCGCCCGGAGCCTTCTCAACAGCACCAGTGGACTTGAGTCCGATCTTGATGCCGCGAACAAAGTACTCATCGGCGGAGATGAGGTGCTGGCTCTCACCGTTGAACACCTGGATGCGGTCCTTGGTGTAGGCCGATCCGAAGTAGGTGTCGAACACGGAACGATCTGTGAGGAAGCCTGTGTCGTAGTCAGCGAGGTGGCGAAGTGCCCAACCATCGACAACAGTTGTTGCGCCGTAAGGCACAGAGCGCGGCACGGAAGGTGTCCCGGAGAACGCGATGAAACCGGAGGGAGCATACATGTATGCTTCGTCGGCGGGGATGTGAGTAGATGAAACAAACTGAACACCGGCAATAGTACCGAGAGTGGAGGATGCCAGCGCGTTGTCGCCAGTGCCCTCGAACTTGATCAGTCGGTTGGACTTGAGGAGCGATTCCTCGATGTCAACACCGACAACACAGATGAGCTTTTCACTCGGTGTGCGCATGAGTCGGAGAGCCTTCTTGGCTTCGATCACGGCGTTGTACCAAATGTCCTGTGACAGATCCCGCGCGGTGGACAGGCCAGTGGCGTCATCCTTCACAGCAACGATGCGCTCGTAAGGAGCGGCGAGGATCTTCTGGAGAACAGAGTGCTCCATGAACTGAGCGAGTGTGTCAGTCTGAGCGTCGATGATGTCACCGAGGCCATCCTGGAAATCCCAGTCGCGCTGTTCGTCTGTGAGCTTTACCGCACTGTAGGGGCGCGTGACATCGAGGGTCAGTGCCACTTTTGTCTCGGAGTAGACATCGGTTACAATCGGCTGTGAGCGATCGTTACGCGGTGCGTACTGGCGAACGGGCAGTGTACCCTTCACCTTCTGTGTAATGGTGTCACCCTCAGAAGCGAAGAACTTCTTGGTGTCGTTACGCTTGGTAACGGTGTTGCTGATAACCAGCTTGTCGGAGAGGGCGGTCGCGCCGGCCTCAACGAATACCTCGGGCTTGACCTTGAGGTGCGGTGTGTACGTCATAATGACTGCCTTTCAGGGCATGAAAAAAGGACCGACTCTGTGTCAGTCCTTAGGTGGGGTGGGATTGCCGTTACCGGCGTTCCTTGAATGCCCGCCATGCGTCACGGCCACTCTGCTCCTTGGGAGCCTTGTCGCCGGGTGTCACTCCCCCGGTTGGTTCGGGCTGTGTGACGACTACTGTCTGGACGGGTGCGGCACCGGGCTTGAGGCCAGCAAGCTTTGCGGCCTGCGCCTCGATCTGCTCTGCGGTGGTTCCCGTCAGGAACTCCAGCACGTCGTCATCAAGCTTGTGCTTGCGGGCGGCGCGCTCACGCTCCAGATCGACGGTGAGCTTGTCCTGTGCGGACTGGAACTCAGACATGGCCGCTGTGAACTCCTCAGGAGTCTTGGCGTCCTTCGTCTTTTCCTCCAGATCGCGGAGAGCTACGCGGCGGCTTGCGGCCTCGCGGTTGGCGCTCTCAACGGCGCTCTTGGCCCAAGCGAACTCCTCAGGGATTCCTTCCCAGGGGTCGGTCTTGGTTTCGGCGGGCGGGGTTACGGGATCGGGTGTTGCTGTAGGCTCCTGGCCCTGGGGTGCGCCGGTATCGGGCATTAGCTATCCTCCTGGGATCATGCTTTGGATCGTGCGATGGATTCTGCGAGGTAGCGTTTGCGATGCGCTTCCCTCTCGGCACGCCGTTCGGCGGCGATGATTCGCCGCCACTTGTTCAGCGTGTCGTTGTCTGTGCCGCGTTGTTCGACGGGCTTGCCCTTCATCTCCGACTTCCACAGATCCATGTAGTGCTGTGTACGTTCGGGTGCCGTGTCACTGGCTTGGTCCCAACGGCAAATTGGGTAGCAGTGGCAATTGGGGTGAAATGACTTGGACGCGCCAGCGCGGTTCTTGCTCGTATACGCAAAGCCTCTGGAGGCCAGCATCGAACAGAACGCACAAGGGTTCGGGCCGGTGGCCCGCGCCCACATCATTACGCGGCGATCTTCCGTGGATACACGGTCAATCAGCTCTCGGCCGGCATCAATGCCGGCCTGATCAACAAGGCCGGCGCTTACGGACCCAGCGGCATCATGCACTTTCTGGGCCTTGGCAAACGCCTGCTTGGCTGTTACCTCCTCAGAGGCTTGGAGTCTCGCAATCAGGGCCTCGCGTTGCCGCGCCGCCGCTAACAGATCCTCCTCGTATAGCTCCCTCAACTCCTCAGGAGTCAGGGCGTCATCCTCCCAGCCGTCATACTCATCCACTTCAACAAGGTCATCGTCGCTCGCGGATTCGGTTGCTTCTAGGAGGTCGTCAATGTAGGTATCAAGGGTGGTGTCACTGAGATTGACCTCAGTTACCCCTCCCCTATTCACCGGCTGTCCCTCAGAGGCCACCAGCTCGTCTTGGAGCCAGATCTCGTCAATGTCGGTGGTCACCTTTACTGAGGTGGCCCGCTCATCGGATCTGGGGCGGTCAAGGTCCGCTACTTCCAGTAGCAAGTCCAGATATTGCTTGCGCAATCCGCCCATGGTGATCTGACTGGGATCAGTGGAAAACTCTGGGTAGCCCAGCGTGTAGCCGGTCTCCAGTGCCCGCGCCAGTTGGTAGTAAGCCTTGGCCAGACGGCCCGACTTACGCCGAATGGCGTTGATCATCTGGAGGCTCCGTGTGAGCCACGCATCAGCAGAGGCGACGGGGACCGTAACGGATACGGCCTCCCATCCCCTCAGTGCGAGATATGCACCGGCAATGCCCAGCCGCGCCTGTGCGGCGCGGTGGGCCTCCTCAATGGCGAGAACCTCAGCCTTGGTTGCCAGTGGAACCACCACCCGTGGTTACGGGGCGGCGCTCCCTTGCCGAACTCGGGTTCGTCGGGTTGAACATTTCGTCGGTCTTTTCCTGCTCATGCAGGGCCTCCATGTCCGCGAGATCCCCGGAGGTGATCCCTGGCATCATGGCCCACAGCGCGCGCTTCGGCATCTGCAACATGTCCGCGGCCTTACCCAGGCCGTCCATGGTTGCGCCGAATGCCTTGGAACTCATGTCCCTCCAGCGGACTTCGCCGCCGAAAGCGTTGGCTCCCTCAGCATCGCCAAGGGCCTCAGCCAGCAACCGGAACAGCTCCTCGTGGGACTCGCCCCAGGACGTGTGGAAGAAATTCATCTGCCTCATGAACTGGGCCTCCAGCGCGTTGAGCGCTTCTGCACTCAGGTTGGAGACGTTGCCGATCAGGGCGTGAAGCGGGAACTGGGCGACAGCCGCGAGGTTCTTTACCGTCTGATCCTCAAGCTGTAGGTAGCCCTGCAACGGCGTCTCGTCCAACTGGCCGAACTTGGTGTTCGGGTCATCGGAGATCAGCATCTTCGCCTGGGACACGGCGATGGGTTCCGGGATCGGATTGCCACCGGCATCCAGCAGAGGCTCGCCAGTGACGGCATCAATCTTGTAGAGCACCTGTAGCCCAGCGGCCGTTCTGACCTTGAAGGCTCCGAAATCGGCGGTTATGTTGGTGGAGAACGCGGCCTGATTGACACGGTTCTGGAGGGTCATCATCGTGTCGTTGATGACGCCGATGGCCCTGCCTTCATCGTCGGCCGCACCGGCTGTGTAGCGAACCACGGGGCACTGGCCTAGGCCGTGCGCGGCGGGGTCTCCCCTCAGGGAGAACTCGCCCTCCTCGTCAATGTTCAGCTCATAGCGGTGAGTGTCATCCCAAAGAATCGCTAGCCCCGGAGTATCTTCGTCGCGGGCGTAGGAACGAATCGTCAGGACAATCTTCGGCCGAATGTCGTTGACCGGATCATCAAAGAATGCCACCGTGTGGCGAGTGCCCAGCACTTCCACCTTCACGTCGCCGGAAGGGTGGAGGTTGTTCACGTGGGCAAAGCTGTGGCCGTACATCAGTGCGGCCTTGTAGAGGGTGGCCTGCCTCGCATCCATGCGGTTGCGCTGCCAGCAGGCGTACTCAGGCGAGAAACGCTTGGGATCTTTGCCGGCCGCGATCTCATCGCCAGTAGCCGCTTCCGGCTCTGGCCCCAGACCGTAGGTGCCACGGCGGTAACCGTCCACGTAGGAAACTTGAACAGGAAGCCCTACTAAAAGTGGCATCCAGTTTGTAATGGAGCGCTCTTGCAGATCGAGGATCTGATCAGTGGTTTCCTGGGGGGCGTATGGGAGTGTCTGATCCCCCATGTAATAGTTGTAGCTTTGGTCAAAGTAGTTGCTACGGTCCGCCTTGAGCGTCTCGTACATCAGCTTGACCAGTCCAAGGCTTAGCTGGCCCGGTGTGCCCGTGGGTTTGATCACGGGGTTTTCCGAGCTGAGCTGGCCCTGGACAAATTCGTCCAATGTGGCCAAGTGAAACTCCTGTTTAGAACTGTATGAGCCTGCGGCTGTAAACCGGCTTGGCTTTCTTGCCGGATTCGGCAAGGTCGGTCATGGCTATGAATGCCAGAAGGGTGGCGGCGTAGGCGTCCACCTTGCGAGGGGATTCTGCGTGTTCCTTGCCAAAGGTCAATCCGTACTGATTTCGACGGCGCTTTGCATTCAACACGTGAATCTTGAGGATCTTGTCACCGTTGTGAGCAATTTTCTTGTCCTGAATCATCGCCAAGAGTGCCTCGTTGCCACGGGCAATGCGTTCGGCATTGCCTCGCATGTCGAATCCAATGGTGGACTTCGATGTGGCTTTGATCAGGAGCGTCTCGCGGTAGGCATCTGCCCACCCATTGATGTACGACTCCCACGGATAAACGTCGGCGTAGAACGCGGACACCTTGAAGGTGGCCATGGCTTGGTGGACTTCGGTTTCAACTTCCGCCTCATTGATGTGCCAATTCTTGGCACCTTCTGGCTTCTGCCAGACGGCCAGGGGCACGATGAGTTTGTCACTCAGGCGGATTGCCACGAGTGCGGTTGCGTCATCAGTCTTGCCACCGTCGAATCCGAGAACAATGGAATCGCCGGGGTTCAAGTCACGCTTGGACCCGGAACAGTTCACATTGCGGATTGCTTCCCACTCCCCCGCGCTTATCAAGGAGTCCGCTGTGGAGACGATTTGATTGAGCCACATGCGCCTGTGAGTGGCGGCGGGAATGGAGGTGTCCTGAATGGACTGAACAATGATCTCGGTGTCGAGCCAGTAGGCGTCTCCACGTATGATTTCTAGGCAGAACGGCAACCAGTCCTCATCAAGAGGACAGTCGGGGTGAGCCTCAATCGAGTCGTATAGCCACCCTGAGGGTTTCTGTAGGCCGGCCCAGACTTTCTCCTGCTCCTCACGAATGAGTTGAGCTACGGATTCTTCGCCGGGTTCATAAGCATTGGTGATGCAAATGAATCGACCCTTCACCTTTGTGACGTTGTTCTTCACGGTGCGATAGAACTTGTCAGCTCCCTTACCGGGAACCCAGTGGTGAGTCTCGTTCAGCAGAGCGAACGAAACACGTCCACCCTCAGCGGCACGATAGGACGCGGCGAGGGCTTTGAGTTTCTGCTTGCCACCATTGGCGTAGATGACTTCCTTCTGCACATCAATCCGGTATTCCTCGCGTGTGCGATCCGGGATGAGAGAGGGGAACAAAAGTGTGGTGTTCTCTGTCTGCTCCAGAGATACGGCGGTCACCTGTACATAGGCGGAGGCGTGGGCCTTGCCCACGGGTGTGCAACCTGGTTCCCACCGTGAGGTCTTGAAACCATCCTTGTCAAGCCAGTGTGAGAACCGGGAAGGCCCAATGAGTTCAATCATACACATGACAGCGGCGAGTGGGTCCTTGCCCCACCCCTTAAGTCTCTGTAGGACCGCCTGCCGGTAGATAAACTTCCCGCGCTTGTCGATTGCGTAATACCAGAGTAGGAATCGAGCTTGTTCAGCTGTACACATGAACGGTTCCCCGTCCGGGTCTGTGAGCTTTATACTCACCCAACCCAGCAGATCCCATCCGAGTGTGATCTCAGGCAACAGCCATGAGCCATCGGGGTTCTTCTGCCATGTGGGACCGATCAGCGAGGGCGGGAACAATTCCGCGGCCTTCTCTGCGGAAGGCGTCAGGCCCGTGAGGTCAACTGGCATCCTTGGTGCCCCCAAAGTATGGCTTGGCCAGTCCCTCATCAATCAGGGTGACGTTCACCGACTCCTGGGCGCTGGCTGTAAAGACCTCAGCGAGCCACCGGCCGTACTTGTCCTTGGCGTGCGTAGCGACGGTCACCTGAGCGCCGCCAGGAGCCAGCTCGCGGACGCGGGCGGTTGCCTCAGCGGCACCGGGCCGGCCACGTTCGGGTGTGTCAACACCCATCAGCCGGAAGTGGTCACGCATGGCCATTTTGAAACCAACGTCCACGATCAGCTCAACGGTGTCACCGTCGATCCAGCGCACCACCTCAGCGCGGTAGCCGAACAGGGTGGGGAGATTGGCGGTCACTTGGCCACCTTGAGGAGATCCTGGTAACCGGCGATGGCCACAAGCTGGGCGTCGGGCTTTTCAGCCTCGGGCACGTCCAGTTCAATGCGGAGCGTCTGCCGGCGTGCGCCCTCGGTCATGCCGAGCTTGGACATCATCTGCTCGATGTTTGCGCCATCCATGGCGCGGGGCATTTCATACCAGCGCGTGAGGTAGTCACACAGGATGCGGGCGTAGGCCCAGTCGGAATCCTGGAAGTAATCGGCTTGGCCGGAAGTTTTGAGTGAGCGGTAGAGTTCCTTGGCACGCTTGTGCCAAGCGCCGTCTACGGGCGGGATTTTGACGGGGCGCATCTCGCCA